AGCGGATGCAGAGTCGAGAACAGCGCAACGCCATCACCACCTGCATAGGTGTTGGAGAAGCCGTTGTTCAGAACCGAAGCAGCCTTGACTTGCTTGGTGTACGACATTGCACGAGCCAGACCCTTGGTATAACGAGCCGACAGGCTGTCATACAGGTTATCTTCGACCGCTTCTTCAGTGATCGAGAAACCCAGAGCGATGGTTTCGTGGTTGTATCGAGCGGTCCATGCTTCCTGCGCATTGTCGTACGCAATTGCAGAACCTTCGTTTTTCACCGGAGCTGCCGAGAAGCCGGACAGCTTGGTTTCTTCTTCGAACGAACGCTCGGAAGTCTCTGTTTCGTAGATTTCCTTGTGTTCTTCGCCATAACGAGCGTACTCCAGACCGAACAATGCGTTCAGACCCGGCAGCAGCTCTTTCAGTAGTTGTGCACGTGAAATAGCCATGTCTTACTCCTTAAACACCAACCGGGTTCAGATACTGATGTCCACCTGTAACGGTCGAAGTGACAGTGGTAGTCACGACGTTAGTCGAGGTGTTCAGTGTGGAAGTAGCGGTCGAAACCACGTACGGTGCGTTGAATTTGCAAATAAATTCGCAGAAGCTGCCAGTTGAGTTGGCCGTATCCGGCACAGCGTCAACAATGCGAATTGGGAGCGAAGCAGTGGTAGCCACCGAACCGCCGTTAATTGCAACAGCCGAGTCGCCCGTAGTAGTCGAACCAGAGTTCTGGACTAGTGGTGCGTTCGAACCAATAACTGTCTCGCCATAGAAGGCAACAACAGTAGTGCCCGAAACAGCAGCCACCTTAAACAGAACATCGGGATCATCTACAACGTACGCATAAGCGTCAGAAGCAGTGGTACCGCCATCCCAATACTGTGCAAAGGTCTTTTGCTTAGTGGTTGGGTTGGTGTAAGTCACACCCATAAAGATGCCTACCGGGGTCGCAGTCGTAGTACCTGTGTCTTTTTCCACAGTACCATCGGACACGCGCTTGACAACGTCGCCGTAGAAGATGTCGGTCGCGTATTCGCTTGCGATCTTCATCAGACGAGTTGCTCCGGCATACACCTGACCGCCGATCAAATTGACCGGACGTAGGCCGTAAGGGGCCGATACAGTCGGATAAGCCATATTTAACTCCAAAAAGGGTTATTTTGAACCTTTACCAAAGCTGGTCGATGACTTTCTTTCATTGAAGATAGGCATACGAGCATCGCTCTGGCGCATCAAGTTGTTATCAACGGTTTCCATCTGCCGTTGTGCCTGATTGTTGTAGTAGCTGTTACGGCTTTCTACCATCTCGTCAGGCGCACTGCATAACATCAGACCGCCGATTTCAATATTACCTGTGGCACTTGGCGGAAGCATAAGCTCCGGGTGGTCTTCAGCACGTACAGGCACCCATCCTTCACGCATACGGGTAGAGACGTTGGTAGCCAACGACTGCCCTAAAAGCTGTGTCGCAATCCACCGAAATTTCTTCCCCGGTTGCGGGGTTGGATCGGGTAAGTGCGAAGGTGGAACATATACTTGCCTTGCCGTTTTTTCGCGTGTAGCAACGTCACGAGGGGTGCGATCAACCATTTTGAGCCTCCAATTTCATTACTTCGGCAGCGTACTGCTGCGGGGTTAGTCCATACTTTTTTGCCAGACTTACCTGTCTTGGCGTCAACTGGATTGTTTTCTTTCCAGACGAACGCGAAGCAGGCGCAACCACTGCCGCAGGCTTTTTAGATGTCTCGCTGGATTTTTGGGACGGCTGTTCTCTTTGCTGCCCGAATAGTTCGGGGAAAGTTGCCGTCATGCGCTCGTCGATTTGAGCGAAATACTCATCGGTACGCGGGTCTACCCCTGCGGTGACTAGCTTGTGATGCAGCCCTAGTGCGTAGCTGGTGTATTCTTCAAACCCCGGTGATCCGTACCACTGGTTTCTAGCCTGCCAGCGCAGGGACTTCTCGTCCGGTTGCACCTGTTGGGGTTGAGATTGCGGTAGTTGTATCTCATTATTTTCTTCTTGTAAAGGGGTTGGGCGATAATTACTTATCTGTGCCAACCGCATCTTTGCATCGGTCAGGGCTTCTTGGGCGGCAATGATGGCATCGGTGTCAAATGACTCGTGTGCATCCTTGTACATCCGCTTGGCCGCTTCCAACTGCGCTTCCGCTTCTCGTTTGGCGCTGCCAATAAAGACTTCCTGCCCGTAGTTGACGGTCTGCTTAAGCTTCTTGTTCTCTTCAGACATGTACTGCAACAGGCGCTCCATCTCTTGCGCCTGCCGCTCTAGTTCTTCCTTACGGCGACGCTCGTCATGACGGGCATGTGTTAACTCTTTGATACGTGCCTGCACCTTGTCCGAATAAGACTCAATCTCGTCGTCCGTGGGGTCGGCAACTTCTTTGTCTAACGGCTTACGCCCGCGGTCCCGCTCTGGGGTGTCATCGACAACTTCAATCTCAACGTCGCCGCCTTCCGAAAGAATTTCGACTTCGTTGGCGGGCCCGGTTTCCTTTTCGTCAGGAAACTTGAACTCTTCTAAAGTACTCATTTGATAACACCTCCTAATTAAGCGCGGGTAATACCGCGTGGGTCATCCACCACACCCTCGACTTGGTCGTCGTTGATGTAACGGAACTCTGTGCCGTAGACCTTGAAACGTGTGCCTGCATACGCCCGCACAAGAATAAAATCGCCCGCCTTACACCAAGGGCCTGACGGGTATTTGTTTTCATCTTTGTAAGCATCTGGGCCTACATCGACAACAAACAAAACGACCGTAGTGAACTCTTCCTGCTTTTTAACCAACTCCGGCTTCAAAACTTGGCTGTTCTCGAACGTCTCATCAGCCGGGGGTAGAGTGCACAAAATCTTCCACCCAACCGCCTTGGGCAGCATGCGCCCACGTTCTTCGATTGGAATGTCTTCACTCGGTGCCTCACTGGTTTGAATCGCTTCCGGCATTCGCACGCCCGGCGGTAGCAGTAGTTCACTCATCTTCTTCATCTCCTTTTTCAAGCTTTTCAACAAGGTCAAGTAAATGGCGCTCTGCGGTCGCTAGACCTTGAATAACCCCACAGAGATGTTTATAGGAGGCGAAGTCTGAACACTGGCCGGTGGCAATGTCATCAGCGTAGTTGTTCATGTCAGCCCGTAACTTGTCGCGCAGTACGGATGCGAAAGAGTGGATCATTTAGGCGGGTTCTCCTTTTTGTTGGACTCGCGATAGGTGTTTAACTGATTCACCATCGCCTGCTTACGCTGGAAGTCAGACTGTTCACGTGCTCTAGCTGCTTCCAAGCCCAAACGCACGCCTTCCCGTTCCTGTTCTCCGGCAACACGTGCTTTGGTTTCTTCGATCTGCGCTTGGGTCTTCATCGCATCTAGCTGCAACTGACCATCCAGACGCTCTTTATCCAACTCAAGGCGGTCGGCTTGCGCTGCCGCATCAAGCGCAATCTTCTGTTCTTTCAATTGCAGTTCTTTCTGTTTGATCTGCAACTCTTGCTGCTGCATCTGAACCAGTGGGTCTTGCGCTTGCTGTTGGGCTTGTTGCTGTGCAGCTTGCGCTTGGCTCTGCTGTAGTACTTGTTGTGCTGCTTGCGCCATCATGGTCGACAGTGCAACTTCGACCTGTGGCGGGAGTTGTTCATCTTCCGGCGGCAACGAGAACCCGAGTTGCTGCTCGATCTTCTGGCGATACAAGAACGCTGCGTGTTCTGCAATGTGTGCGGTCATGGCCGCTTGAATCTGCGGTGCCCTTGGGTTTTGCCCAATTAACTGCATAACCATTGGGTCTTGCATCGCTGACATGTGCACACCGATGTGCGCCTGATGGTCTTGGTACAAGAACGCTTTTAATGGCTCGCCTTTTAAACAAGCCATATTCTCAGACACCGGGTCTTTAGGTTTCTGGTCGCTAGGCAATGGCACTAACTTCTCAGCGTTCTTGATGTTCAACACGTCCAGCATTGCGCGGTGCAGCTCTGGCATGTCGTAAATGTCCGGTGCCATCTGCGCCATTTGAATGACTGCCTGATACTGCACCACACGTTGCGACATGGTGGACGCATTTGGATCAGACACCGGAATAACGTCGACCAGATCGTAGTCCGTCTTCTTGGCTTTCTTAGTGCCGTACTCCGGTGTGTACTCGTAGTCTGGGTCAGTGAAGTCACGAATGATGTTTTTTAACAGCTTGAGTTCTTTCTTCATCGTGAAGTGAACTCGTGCATGCACGGCTGTTAAGACTTTCAACTGGCGCTCAAGAAGGGCGAGTGTCGTGCCCACCGGCGCTTGCGCAGACATGTCAGAAATCTTCATGTCCGCCGTTGCGGCAAATCGTCGACCTTCTTCAACGATGGTGCTCATCAACTGGAACAGTGTCGCTGACGGCTCTTTATACGGCAGCGGTAGGATAGAGTCACGGATGTTGCCCGAGGCCACATCCACATCACGCCACTCACCCGGCGCAATTGGTGTGTCGTCTCCCTTGATACGCAGCCCACGTG